TTATATGGAAGTTACTATCACCACCGGTGGTTAGATTATACCCATGTGGATATAGGGTGTCTAACTTTTTAATCCATCCCGACTCTAACTCGTTTAAACAAGTTGGGTCAGCTACCTCTAAAATAGAGAATATAAAATTATCTGCCCCATATCTTTTCATTGCGCTATAGAGATAGGAACACCCACTAGAGTTACCACTCTTATGTATGGATAATCTCCTGCGTATATGTACAGACTGCCCAATATACCTCTTTCCTGTTATACTATTCTCTATCATGTATATCCCCGATTCTCTAATCACCTCTTTTATTCACCTCCTGTAAATAGAAGTCCCTTAAAAACTCCTCTACTACCCTAGATAAGCTGGGTACTTGCTCTCTTGATAGCTTTTTAATATCCTCTAATACCTTAGAATCCACGGTCAATGAGATAACCTTCTTCATATTAATCCCCCTTTATTATATTATAATATATATTTTATTATTTGTCAATAGTTACTATCTGGGTGGTTCTAAATAAGTTGTACTGTTTTTATTATAGAATATTTCAAAAGACCCGACTGAACCAAACTCTCTGTCCTTTAGGAGAACGAAGTTGCTGGTATTCCGTACATCCTCATCTAGCTCGGGGTCTTTATCTCTCTCAATCCCAAAGAGATAATGACCGTACCGCATAAGTCCACGGGAACCCGTAAACTGAGACTCATGTACCTTACCGCCCCTCTCATGCGGCTTACCCGTCTTAGGTGGGTTAAGGTGTGAAAATCCAAAGACGGTGAAGGATAACTCATGCGCCATACTAGCTAACTCTCCAGCTATCTTATTCAACTCATCATTGGCCTCACTACTGCTAAGGTGGGATACAAGGGCTGTGAGTGGATCAATAAAAATCTGCTTAACCCCATCATCCATAACCATAATACGGATAGCCTGTTTTACGGTTTCCCAGTCCTTAGTACCAAAGTGGTTATACAAGAGCACCTTACCACGAAGCCTATCAATACCTTCCTTAAGCTGGTCATGTGTGAAGATAGCATCTGGCTTATGAAAGGGGATACCAGCAAACTTACCAGCTAGTGTTTTCAGTGTTCTGGCTACAGGCTGTTCCAGCATAAATAGTCCAGGTACCTGCTTATGATGGTTGATAATATGTTCTTGTAGCTGCAATGCCCAGTCTGTTTTTCCGATACCAACACCAGCACCAAGGTAGATGCACTCCTTCTCACGGATACCGTAGGTCAGTTGTGTGAGGGAGGGCCAGGGGTATGAGAGACCCCACTCAGGCATCTTGATAGCCTCCTCATACACATCATCAACTGTAACAACACACTCAGGTCGGTATGGTCTAGCTGAGTAGAAAGCTGAGATAAATTCCTCCTCCTTTCCATGCTTCAGCATATCTGAGGCATCTTTCTCAGAGAAGGACATAAGTAGTGCCTTACGCCCAAGAAGGGACGCGATATCCTTTGCCATTTTCCTACCAGCGTCATCCATATCAGTTGCTACAATTACTTCCTCATAGCTCTGGATAAAATCAATATTGTCCTTAAACGCGCTAATGGATGCCTCCCCCTTTGGGAGAGATACAACCTGTGGAGATGATTGGGGATACTTCTTCTTAAGCATTTGGTACCCAGCCAGCGTATCCAACTCACCACCAGTAATCAGGAGCTTCTTTCCACCACCGCTAAACTTTTGCTGACCAAAGAAGGTAACGGGTGCCTTTAGTGTACCAACGGAGTAGAACTTCTTTGGTAGCAGTCTCTTCTTATACCCAGTAAGTTTATTAGTATCCTCTGCAAGGTAGTAAGGGTAGTAGTGTTCTGTGATTGTGCTCCCATCACTTTGCGAAAGCCCAAAACGTACCCCATAGAATGCGGTTGTATCCTTACTGATGCCTCTCTCTGGTATCTCAAGGCCAGTGGGGAGGGAGTTGATATCCTCCATACTTTCCTTGTGGTTTGTAGTATGGGAGTCTAGAGCAAGAGTTAATCCGGTAGATTCCCCACCCTTAGTTGGTGCCAAGTACCCACCCTTTGTATCACCCGAGGGCAGTACCGTATACTTACACCTATTACAATGTTTCCCTCCATTACTAAAGACAATGAGGTGATTACCAGAGGAATCTTTACCAATAGATTGGCATGATGGACACCCCTCATCACCCACAATCGTATACTTTACCTTACTCATTTCTCTTCTCCCATTATTGCAATCCTTAGTTGATCCTCGAGTTCCCTTCCTGTTTCTCCTCGCTACTCATCCCTCTCCTCATCTAATTGCCTTTGTAGTCCGGTTATATCATCACGTAACTCGGATATAGTGTCTTCGAGAACTGCCACTTCATCCTCCAACTCATTAATCTGAGAGGAATCATCATCCCTGGCATCATACACACTATCAAGTTCTCTCTCCAACTCCCGCAATTCCACACAACTACATAGGCTCCCTAGGTGGTAAGCTCCACACTCTTGGCAGTAGAGGTACTTATCCCTACTATTAAAGAGTGTGTTAATTTCTGCGATTGATAGTGGCATGGCTAACCTCCTCTTCCCTTATCTCTTCTACCCCTACTCCCTCTAAACTGGATGGGTAGGCTGTAATAGTGGTTCCTGGCGCAGTAGCATATTGCACTACTCTTGGGGGTGTTCTCCTAGGTAACTGTACCACGCCTGCTCTCCTATAAGGCTCCACTGTAGAACCCACATAGCAGCTTACCTCTTCTGCTATAGGAACACCGGTGGATTCATTAAAAAACCGATCATCAACAGCCCTTCGGGGTGTCCTATGCATAGTAGCTTCCCTATAAAGCTGCCCTATCCGATCACCACCATAATACTCATTGATTGCAGCTATCCTACGGCATTCACATTGGAAGCCCCTATAGATACACCCACAAGAACTGCATGGTGTAAGCGCATCCTTATCATTAAAGATTGCATTCAACTGGAGTATACTTAATGTCATTCCCATACCTCCATACCCTCTGTAAAGATCAGACTATCCAGGTTATCCAGAAGTAACTCAACTGGCTCCCCACTAACCTCNCCANTNCTNCTCTGTTCCATTACACTATCTGCGAACTGTTGTTCATACCTCTCAATGATAGCTGGTGTATCGAGTCCCATATTATCAGCCCTAATACACTCCAGACAATACTCATTAAGACAGTTACGCCTATCATCCCAATACTGTTCCTTCTCAGACATAGCCTTATTACATGCCTTACATCGCATTAGCGGTCTCCTTTCTTAACTTGCAGTTGCTTGAAGCGGTATCCGTAGAGTGTAACCATACGGCCACTATCATTCCTAAGGAAGTAGTATTGTCTATCACCACTAGGGTTTTTAGGATATCTCTGATATCTTGTTAGGGTAATATAGATTTTACCCTTAGTTATGCGCTTACTATTATTACTACCATCCACACACACCAAGTACTCCCTCTCATCGGCACTCATACCAGCACCATAGCAGGAGAATCCCCTGGCCATACATCAAAGATAATGATTTCCATATCAACAGTCTGTACAACCGTTCTCTGAGTATTCTCCAGTTCAACCAACTCATGAAACTGCCAGTCCTTCTCGGTCAACTCCAGGCAGTACTGGACTGTCTTAGGATGGATAGGTTGTCCCTTCCCATACGCACCGATAATAGTTCCAATTGTGCTTGGGAGTTTCTCATACTGGTAGCTACCTGGGATTGGTGTCAGTTGTACTTGCTTACCAATAAAGTTATTNCTTCTCTTCTCACTCATTTCTTTATCCTCTTTAGTCCCTTATTATTAAAGACAAGCAAATCCAGATTACTTGCTAGTTTCACATCCCGTATCCTAGCAACTGTGTATGCATCATTATTGAACATGACATACTCTTCCCCACTTGCAAATACTCTGCGGATAGTATTTTCATATATAACATACTTACCCTCTAAGTTGATAGTTAAGGTAGACATAGTGGGCCTCCTTCTTTCTTAACTCTTTTCAGGTTCTTATGTGTATGAAGGAATATATC